CCGATTTTGGCACCAGATACGCCAAACTTGTCGTCGTATTCACGGTTAACGTTTTTAGTAAAAGTCAGTTCATTTTCCAGGATCATCAGAGCTTCTTTCTGAATGATACTGCTTGTTAATAGGGTATTAGCCATTGTAAAAACTCCATCAAAGGGAATAGAGCGTCATCACGACGCGCAAAAAGGGGTTATTTCTTTTGTGACTCTCTCCACTTCACATACTCGGTTTGAGTCATATTTTCGGGGCTTTTATTGGCGCCCGTGCTTTTTGCACTCCCCAAAGGAGCGATAGGTTTTGGTGCAGCAGTCACAGCTTTTGCTGGTTCTGCCGTAGTATTGCTAATTTTTGCCTCAAGCTTGCCCATGTATCGGATTGCTTGAGTAGGTGTTAAATTGCTGATTACGTCTAGTTCTTCGGGATTCTTACCCAAGTAGTACGCCAATTCAGCAGGGTTATCAGCGTCCGCTAGAATGTCTCTAAATTGCGGAACATTTACTATCGGATGCTGCAATAATTCTTGTGTAGCCTGTGCATAGTCAGTATGGGTTTTAGCTACCTCTGCCTCCATTGCTGCTATGCTTTGACTCTTTTGAGCTGCCCTTGTTTGTGCTTGCTGCTGTTCAAAGCGTTGTTGCACTTTGTAATCCGTTACCGCTTCCAGATAGTCAGGGTCATAACGGCCCGCTGGATACTTTTCAGGGTCTGGCGCACCATTAGGCAATGTCTTTGCTGGCTCCGCTGGTCTAGTCTTTAACTGTTCCAACTCACGCCGCATCAATGCCAATTCAGCATCAGCTCGTTCTCTTGCGCGTCTTTCCTCGTACTTCTCGCGTGTAATTGCGTCAATACGTTTCTGGACACCTTTAGGAACCTTTTCTTCCTCTGGCTCCGCCTCTGGTTCAACCTCTGGCTCTACCGTTTCCGGTTCTACAATTTCAGGCTCAATGACTGGGTCATCTACAATAATTGTTTCTTCGTTCATTCTTGCGCGCCTCCCGGCGTGGTTGTTGCGTCATTTCTGACGGTATAAAGCTTGTCTAGCAGTTCGATGACTTCGTCATCATTCCATTCATCATCGCCATCACGTAAAAACATACGCGACTCTAATGCCTGGATTACTTCATTAAATAACTTGTCATCAATTATCATTGCGGCATTTGTTGCGCCATTTCTGGCTGTACTTCTTGCGGTTCTTCCTCGATCTCGCCATCGTTAGGCTGTTGCAATACACTTGCAACACTCGCACTGGCTATTTCGTGGAATAATCCGGTTGATTCGATAGCGATCTTATGATCGACTTCGAGTCGTTTTGTCTGTGCTTCAAAGCGTTTAACTTCGAGTTCTTCTTCCTTGATTCTGTTAACGTCCTGAGCCTGTTGTAGTGCTTGGCTCATTTCTTCCATTTGTTGCGCCATCTGGTTCATCTGTTGAGATATCTCTGGCGGTAAATTGTCTTTTTTGTCTTTGTCGATGATTTGCAGTATCTGCGGCGGCAGCATGGCTTTCTTGCGCTCTGCTATATCTTCCGCACCCGGCCAATCCATGTTCTTGATGATTAAATCACCTGCGATCTGCATAAGTGACGGATCAGCTTGGACTAGTTGCATTTGTGACTCAGCAGCTTCCTGACGTTTGCTTGCATAGCTTGGCCCAACATCTACAACAACAGAGTATTTTCCTTTAGACAGGTTGTAGACCTCTGTACCTTCGATTTCTTGATAGGCTTCCGGCGCATTAGGGTCAACAACGATGCTTTTCTCTGTACCATCCTCGCCCACGATCTGCACTAAACGCTGAGTGTCATACACAACCAACATTTCATTGATAACCCGGCCTGCATGTTTCAAAGAACGTGCCAGATTGTCTGCAAAGTGAAAGTTACCTATAGACGCTTGACGCTGTTGTGACAGTATCGCTTTGCCGGATTGGTCTGACTCACGATTACCCAATGACGCGTCAAAAATACCCATTGTTGACTTGATATCGTCAACACTTCGAGCCATTGCCGACTCAAAGCCTGGATTGGTTCCTGGCGCTAGTTCTCTGCGTGGTGGTGGTAATACATTGCCCATAATGTCAATGGGGTTATATTCCAGCACTGATATATTGATTCGATTGGCGTTAGTCCACTCTGTTTCATAGCCTTCGAGCTGGCCTGCTGCTGCGATATAGGGCGAGCGTGGCGCAAGTGCCAGTAATTCGGTATTGGCGCTCTGCATGTAGTTGTAGAGCCGTGCAGAGTCTTTAGCGTGCCTAGTCAAGCCGTGAACATGCCTTTTGCCATCCAGCCAAACCACAGAACCCAATACGGGTATCACTGGAATGTAGGACGTAGGCAGTTCTGTTTCATCCAGAATTTTGTCGCCAGCCAGCTTGTACCACTTGCATACTCGCTGCTCTGATTTGCGTTCTTTAGTGATTAACCCGTGATATTCTGCGGGGATTTCATCCTTCCAAGCTGTTGATCCATCTTGTAATAGCGCCAAAGTCTTTGGCTTTGACTCGATAACAAAATACTCAGCCACCCTAACAGCGTCAGGCCCATACCATCCACGTGCATTGCCTTTACCGTCAGCGTTCCAGCTTGCGACTTCCACATCTGGAAACTCTGCTTCAAACTCATCGCGCGTGTAATCCTCACACACAAAGCACCACTGCATATCAGAACCGTCTGGCTCGACATATGGCCCGGTAAACACTTTGTTTGGGTCTACAACAGCTTTGATTTTTACGTCTTGTTCAAACGTATCAGGGTCACAATAGTCTGTAACAATACGAAAGTAACCAAGCCCTGTGTCGACTTGCCACTCTGCTGCTGTGTCGTATGCTGTATCTGCGCTGGAATCGTACTGTATGCGACGAATCAAATCCTCGCGCATAGCTGCCGCTTTTTCGTGCGCTTCACCGTCAGCCTGTTTGAACTTAATAGACGGGCTGTTTTGCCGCATCTCATTGATGACTTGATTTCTGAACTGAAACAGTCTGTTGATCGTGAGCATAGGACGCTCTGCGCCCGGTCTCTCTCTATCCCTTCTAACAGCTTCCGGCCACTGTTCGCCTAGACGCACAAAACGCACATCATCAATACGCTTTATACGCTCCTCACTGTCAGCATCAGCAGCTAGTGCAAAACGCTTGTGAGCCTCGGCTATCAGTTTGTCGTTGTCTGCCATGCGTCCTCGGGATTTGTTACGTCATCACGACGTTACGTTATAACATCACACGTGTGGATTATAGCATAATTACGCTATAGTCAAGTGATTTATGCCCATGCTGCCGAACCTGTTGGAATGTGTATGTTGCGCTTTTTTTCTGTTGGCTTAATCCTTGGATAGTCAAGCTTTAACATTATTGGCTTGCCTGATAAAGAGTCTTTACCTTCTTCTTCTTCAATCCTTGCTAGCGAATCAAGCATGTCATCATGTAAAGGCACCGGGAATGGAATTAATTCTTGCTCGATAAAATCTTGAATCAAGTCGCGTGTTTTACCTTCATAATCAGTAACGTAATACTTGCTTGGCAAATAACGCTTACTATTTTCAAAACCTGGAATTAACCGCTTGATCCTGTCTATTTTGCTTTGAGGCCCAGCCACTTCTATAATGTCAAACCTGTATTGTTGCTGACTCATTATTTCTCTTATATAAACAATATCGGCCATCATTCCATATCGTTCATAGCGCACTTGCACTGGTTTATATTTCCTGTGCAGGGCAATGATTCTGTTGGCTCGCTCGGTTAGATTAAGCCTATCCCTAACCTCTGGAATGCAGTATTGATTGCCATCTTCGCCAAGTCCGACAGCCCATATAGCCGTATAGTCGTTATTTTTGCGCTTGCCGTTTGCAGCATCAATCAATAAATACCAATTGCAGTTTTTGGGTGGCTCACCGTCAAAATAACGCAACCATTCACGCTTAAAACCTTGTGCGCTGTCTGCAATTGGATTTTGTAGCATCTGACAACCAAAAACATACGGCCCCATATCTCGACGTTTTTCGCTAAGCTGCTCTTGAGTCAAAAAAACAGGATTACCAGTTTCGCTTCCGTCATCTGTAGCCGCGTGAATCCTTGGCTCGGCTGTGCCTCGTTCAATGATAGTTTTATATGTATCTGCAAAATGATATCGAGTCCCTATGAATCTTCGCCGCCCACCATGCGCACCAAGGTTATAACTTAGCGCCAAAGCATCGGTGGTTTTCTCGATCATTTCAGGCGTAGTAACTGACTCTTTTGTGACTATATCGTCATATACCAGCAAGGAATAATGTTTCCCTGTTGGTTGACCATCAACAACGCCCCACGCTTCAACCGTGGCTTCTTTTGGGTTGCTATCACGCTTAACAATTATCCCGTCATCCTCTGACCATTTAATTGCCTGTTTTGACGGGTTCTCATAAAGGATATCTGGAAACCATTGCTGTAATTTTTGGTTTAACTCAAACTCTCGCTTGATCTGCCTTAAAAAACCCTTGGCGTTTGGTCTAGTGTGGGAAAAAATCCCTATTGTAATGTTTGGATTGTTGAGTATTTCCTGAATCGTCAGTGAAAACGTAATAATAGTTGACTTGTAATGCTCACGACTCCACAAATCCAACATACCATCTGGATTGGCCTGTACTTCTCTGCATCTATCAAAAAGCCAGTCTTTATCTACGTCTGGCCTGTTTAACGCATAACGTAACAAAAAGAAAAGATCAGTCTTGCACCATTCTGCTAGTGTTGGAATTGGATTATCAAGCTCGTTAATGGCTTGGAGTGCATCTATATATTGATGCCTACTTGCTAACAACATTGCTGATTATTTCAGATAGCCATGATTTGCTTGATTCAATGCTTATAACAACTGGGCTATCTTGCTGCCCACCGACATTTATATCTTTCGGCAGTATCTTACCCACCAAACCCATAAACGCCGATGGATTTTCCTCAGCCTGTCTTGCCAGATACGCACGCCCACCCACGTCAGACAATGCGCCCTCAATCATGTCTTTGATTGCTGCGGTTGCTTTGTTCTTTGAGCCTTTTTCTCGGCCCTTTCCTGCGTTTGGGGGTTTTCTTTTAGCAGATTCCACTAGTTTGTTGTCTCTCATACACTACATATAGTGTTTTAGATGCTTAATTATACCTGTTTTGCACTAGATGTAGTAATTAAACGCATCCAATCAATAAACGCTGTTTTATGACTGTAACCCTTGCCGGTGTATTTAGCGCACCGGCATAACCATTTACCATTGACTTTAGTTAGTCTTGGTTTCATTCTTCTGGATTTGCAAAATTGCGTCATAGATATGTTTTGACAATTCAGCCCATGATTTAGCTGTGTGTACCGGCTCAATAAGATTTATTTCTGCTGTTACTTCATCAA